TAGATAATTCAGGAAACGAAGCAGAAACACTTTTATTTGGATCAAATTATTATCTAAATGGCGATGTAAAAATATTTTCTAATTTACAATCAGGAACCATAGCCAACTTTAATAACATACCGCAAATATATTTTGGAAGATTAGAATCTTTAGATCATGATGATGCTTCGGTAACGCTTACCATAGTTGCTAAAAGACCATGGGACAACATAGTGATTCCGAATACATACTCAAATGAAAAAGTGCTAGCACCTTTAGTGTATGGAAACTATACTGGAAATGATTCTGCTTTTCCGAAAACAGGAACTGATAATTGGTATCCAGCCCCATTTACTAATAGCGATTCCAATGGTGCAAATTATGTAACTGGCACAACAGCAGCTACTTCTTTGAACCCTTCTAAATATTTAAAAAATTATGATGGGTTTGTGCCTTACTTTGGGAACCCTTCGAATACAAGAACAGTGTCTGGTGTTGAGGTGGTCGAAATAGATCAAAGAGGTTTGTACACTACTCAGCTTTCGCCAAATGCAAACTCACAAACTTCATCTGGATCTGACATTACTGAAACAAACATGTCTAATATTTACGACCAAGATGAATCGACTTTTGGAACTGTTTCGATTAATGCAATTTTAGGAGGCTCTGGTTCAGTAAATCAAACTCATGTTGAGGCTTTTACTATTCCTCAAACTGGTGAAGATTCTTTAATAAATCTAAAATATCAAGTTACTCAACTTAACCAAACTGGAACTATGTCTAATGGTGCGGTGCAAATACAAATACAAACTTCTGGCGGTAACTCATCAACTGTAACTAAAACTGCAGTAATGGGTTCAGCAGCCACTTTACAATTTTCAGTAAGTTCTGCTGTAACAACTATTAGCGTTAGTTTACAATTTACAGGTAGTGCTAGTGGCTCTGGGGCTTTATCAATGGATGTAAAATTATTTGAATTATTCGCACCAGAAAATAAATCTGATGATGAAGTAGATGTTGTATATGTTGAAGCAGATGGATTTCCAGCTAATTCTTCTTGGAACTCAAGTAGCTCTGCGTTAACAGATCTTCACGATTTTCATAGAGATATATGTCACAGATTTTTAGGCTTAACAGATACGCCAGTTGGATATTCAGATTTAAATAGTGCTAGAAACTGGCAAGGCAGAATATGGGTTTTAGAACAAATGCCAATCAAAACATTATTAGATAAAATTGCTTTTGAAGGTGCGTTCGTTTATACATACTCAGCAGCTGGTGTATTAAAGTATATACATGTAAAAAATACATATAGTTCAGCTGATCATTCTTTGGATAAAAATGATATTGGAAGCATAGGAATAGGTCATACACCCACTTCAAGTTTAATAACAGATATGACAGTTAATTATAATAAACACCCTGCCAAAAATGTTTACAGATCTCAAGCAACAGCTACCGATAGCACAACAAGATCAAATTATAATTTATCAAGCGGTGAAGGAAAATATACTTTTAATCTAGATTATTTAACAACTGGACAAGGGGCTGATATTGATGTAAGTGATGACGATCCAAACGATGGCTTTATAAATTATTATGGAAATTTAAGATTACAACCAAGGGTTTTAATAAAAGCAGATATAGTTAACCCTGCACACTTTGATATGGAATTAGGAGATATTGTTTCTTTCAGCAATATGATTCCAACGAAAGCATTTAACAAAGCGTTTACTTCAAGATTTTTTATGGTAACATCTTTGAGTAGAAGTTCAGGAAAATTAAATGCAGAATTTTTAGATGTTACACCACTTTAGGAGATATTATGTCGATTAGTACTGCAGCGTTTGACGATAGTGCGGATGGCTCTAGCAAAGCAACTTTTACACCAGATCGAAATCCAAATATTGGCGTTCAATACGGAACGAATTATCAGGGGATTATTAAAAATCAAGCGATAGGTGGAGAATGTTACACTGTAGAAAGATATGGAAAGCGTAGATCTTGGACAATGACATTTAGTTTTTTAAATAGTACCGATCAAGCAAAGTTACAAGCGTTGATTGATTTCGCAGATGGAAGAAAGAATGAATTTTATTTTGCTGAAGATAATTTTGCAAGCTCAGGTGCTAATTCAGTAAAAGTAAGATTTGATCAAGATTCATTTTCTTTCGAAGAAGTAGCACAAGGTGCAACAAGTATTACGTTCAATATTATAGAACAGCTGTAAATTTCTCTCCTCCTCCCTCCTCAAGCCCCCTGCGATAATATCAAAGGGGGTTTAGGTAAAAAAAGCCTCATAAAGCCCTTTAAAAACTACTTTCTAATATTTTTTAATATAATAATCGTTAAAAAAAAATTTAATTGTAAATGCTTTATTAGATAGCTTAAAAACGATTTAACCTTTTTTTTAAAAAAAATAAAAAAAAACTATTTGATAATGGTAATTTATTATTAAATTTGGTTATGTTAGTTAATAAAAAAAATATCTTAGGAGGATATATGAAACTTACAGAGAAAATAAATAGACTGGTTACTTTAAAAGCAGACGTTGTACCAACTTCTTTATCTGTTACTAAAAACAAAGCTGAGATTGTTACAGATAATCCGTCTGATCACTTTAAGATCTTAAAAGTGTTTGGTGAAGCTACCACCTCTTTGGCTGGATATACCCTATCAAGCAAATTAAGACTTGACCAACAAGTAGTTATCGTAGAAAAATAAAATTAGTTAAAGGAGAATAAAATGAAAGATACAAAATATAATGGTTGGACAAACTACCAAACTTGGAACTTTAAAACTTGGATGGAAAATGATCAAAATGATTATAGAAATATTTTATCCAAAGTTGAAAAAGCGTTAAAAGAGCTTAGTGAAGAAAAAGATACGAAAACAGTTTACGCTAATATTCCAGATCACTTACAAAATTTAAAATACAGAAAAGCATCTATAGTAATCGAAAATTATGCTTGGGAATGGGTTGATAATGTAGTTAGCTCAAAAGCATCTTTTGTAAATGATGTTTTGCGTTATGCTATAAATGGTATTAACTTTTACGAAATAGCTGAAGATATTGTAGACAGAGTTGAAGAAGAAATGGAGGTAGTATGAACCCATATTTATTTTGGTTTATTGTAGCAATATTTGTTTTAATTTTACAGATGATAAACAAGATCGTGCAATACAAAACATCTGCAAACTTTTGGAAACAAACCGCTTTTCTAGCAACTGAAAAATATAATGAGTTGCTTGTAAAAAAGTCTATAAATAAAGCCATAGAAAGATTAAATTAACAATGTTAGGGGAGGATATAAAAATAACTTTGTGGGGGCAGGCATCCCTGAGCATCTTCCTGTGTATGCTCATATCCTCCTTTAACTAACATAATGCCCCCACTTTTTTTAAAGGAGGTAGAATGAAAATAATAAAAGAAAAAAATGGATCAGTCACTATTAGATTGGACAGACCCAAAGGCATGAAAGAGCAAAAATTTTTGAATATTGCAGCCAAGTTAGAAAAATTATTGGATCAACTTGGGGGTAAAGTTCGTGTCATCTAATTTATACGTTGTTGATATAATTATTGGCGATGGAATGGTCACTGTCGAAAACGAAAACTTTTTGATATTAATTGAAAAGATTTTAGAATTGTATGACAGACATGAAGATGATTTTAATTTGATGCGTGCAACCGCTTATTGGGATGGCGGTGAAGTAGCTGATATAAAATTAAAAGTATTAGAAACAATAAAACAAAGGAGGCATGATGCCAGTTGACATTCATGGAAAAGAGTACTACACAGTAGCTGAAAGAATACAGCTTTTGAGCGAAATGTTACATAAAAGAAAAGATCGTTATTCACTTACAACAGATCTTATAAGTTGGAAAGATGGTGTAATTGTATTTAAAGCAACATTAGTTATCTTTTCATACAAAGACGATAAAGAGGTTTATTCGAAATACACTGGTCACGCTTATGAAAAAGAAGGCTCAAGCATGATTAACAAAACATCTGCTTTAGAAAACTGCGAAACAAGTGCTATTGGAAGAGCTATATCAGCAGCAGGCTTTACAGGTGGAAATGAATATGCTTCTGCAGATGAAGTGGCCAACGCTATCATTAATCAAAATGTAAGAGAAGATAAGCCTACAGAAAAGCAACGAATAATGTTGTTCAGCTTAATTAAGAAAATAAATGATGAAGATGTACAAAAAGAAATGATAGAAAGTGCGAAAGAGTGTAAAACGAAATGGGATATGAGTATGCTTATAGATAAAGTTGCTAAAATGTAATGCCATACCCTATGAAAAAAATGCGATCTAGAACAAATAGAAAAAATGATTTTGATTGGTTGGCGTCAATTAGAAGAATTTTTATCAATCTAATAGATATTATTAAATTGTTGTTTAGATGGCGATAAAACGTACAAAGTGGGATGCAGTGTTTTCAGACTACATCAGATACAGGGATAAATGGACTTGTCAAAGATGTGGTAAAAAATACCCTGAAAAATCATCAGGCTTACATTGTTCCCACTTTTACGGCAGGCGGTCTTGGGGCACTAGAATAGAGCCTTCAAACGCTATGGCAATATGTTATTCTTGTCACATTTTTCTAGGTTCGAACCCTTATGAACATATAAATTTATGGGAATCTAAATTTAGCAGAAAAGAACAGGACAAGATTCACAAATTACATGCTACTGTAATTAGAAAAAAAGAAGTAGCTACTCAAGAAAACTATTTAAAACTAAAGGAGGATTTAAATGCAATCAAAGATAATGGACTTGTTAATAAGTGATCCGTTGTATCGAAAATCTGATAATGCTTTATTGGCAAGAATATGGTATGATCATTTAAAATTTAGAATTAATTCTATGACTGCCGTAGATCTTTTAAAAGAATTAAAAAAAGGTAGCTTGCCTAATCATAGAACTATTGTAAGAACCAGAGCGAAATTACAAAGCGAAAATCCATATTTAAAAGATAAAGAAGTTGATTTCATAAGAAAAGAACTTGAGCTTGAAAACAGGATGAAATATTCCCCACGTGATACTTTGTAATGGCAAAGCGTTTTACTGATACTGATAAGTGGCAAAAGCTATGGATCTCAGAACTTTCTCCCCCTTATAAACTCTTTTGGGTTTACCTTTTAGATATGGTTGACAATGCTGGTATTTATGATGTAAATTTAAAACTAGCAGAGTTTCAGTTGGGCATAGAATTAGATCGTAATATGATAAAAAAAGAATTTGGAAAACATATTGTTGAAATAAAAGAATCGAAATGGTTCATTCCTAAGTTTGTAGAATTTCAGTATGGCGATCTAAACCCTGCTAATAAAGCTCATCTTTCAGTTATAAATAAATTAAAAAAATATAACTTAGATAACTATTTTAAGAAGGGGCATACAAGCCCCATAAAGCCCCCTAAAGATAAAGAAAAAGATAAAAGAAAACCTAAAGACATAAATGAAGTAAAAGATTATTTGAAAGAAAAAAAAATAAATGATGTCGATGCTTTAAAATTCTTTTCTTTTTACGAAGCAAATGGATGGGTTCAGGGAAAAAATAAACCTATTAAAAACTGGAAAATGTGTGTAAATACTTGGAGAACAGGCGAAGAAGAAGAAGAAAAAAAAGAAATAACTTTGGTATGCCCTAATCATCCTGAGGTTTTTAAAATAACAAAAGATAAAAATCTTTTTACATTTTGCCCTAAATGCAGAGAAAGATTGGTTGACAAAGAAAAGTTAGATCTTGAAAGGGTAACTAATGGTTGAATATATTAAGCATTTACTTGGTTTATGTGGAGAGCCTCATGGATTAATTTTTACTTTAAAAACTTTATTTTCAATAGGGGGTTTATCTATTGTTTTTTATTATTTTAAATTTAAAAAGCAATCGTGAAAGTAAAAGATATGACCATTTTTCAAAGAGTTGTTAAGGGCGTTCAGCAAATAGAATACAAACCTCAAGACAAAGCAACTTCAATTAACGCAGATAAAGATATTAAAATATGTAAATTTTGCGATAGGATTTTTGAGGTGTTCACCGCTTATGCTAGAATATTTGCTTGTGAATTTTATCATGATTTTCCAAGATATGGTAAAGGAAAATGTGAGTGCCCATATTGTCGAATGAAAAAAGGTGAAAAAACTTTTTATTATTGGGATAGAGGTAATAAAAAAGAAATAGAAATGAAGTATTTTCAAACAATGTACAAAACAAAATAATTGGGGCTGAGACAAAACTAAATGTATTGATTAAATGAAGTTTAATTTCACAGTTAACCATATTAAATCAGTTTTAGCCCCATAAAGAAAGGAAAAAATGACAGAAAAAAAATATCTAAATAATTTAGTAATAAAAGAACAAAGCGGTGAATATGGCAGTTTTTTTAAATTATGGATTCCAGATTTACAAGAATTTATTTCAGAATTATCTAGCATGGAAAAAGAAAATTCAGTAAATTTAATAATGTCAAAAAGAAAAGAAAAAAGCAAAGGAGGGGTTACACATTACACTTACTTAGATACATGGGAACCTAATAAGAATAATGAAACTCAAAACAACTCGATTACACCTGAACAAGTTCAAGATATTTTTTCAAAAGATTTAGATCCAGATGAGCCATTCTAATGATTGAACAAGAAACATTATTTGATATGTCACCAGATGAGAACAAAGAAATGATAGAAGATACTGAAATAGAGTGGTTAATTTTATACTTTAAAGATAATAAAAAGAAAAAATTAACTTTGAATATTGAAAAGCTATTAAGCGTTTATGATTTAGATAATCACTCAGATCTTGTTTATAAATTAGTAGAGGAAAAAATTGAAAAAATTAGTAGCTGAATATTATCTTACAGAAAAAGAAACTGAAAGATTGCAAGGCACTTTTATAAACGAAAGTCATTACAATCAAATTATTGATTACGATTGCGATTGTTACACTAGCAATGGTCAACCGCTTTTCTTTTTTAGAAAAAATTATATTGATTATAATGTACTTGAAGATGCTTATGAGGCTATGCATACAGCAGCTACCCCCACAAATAACAGAGGTGCTGCAAGTGGCGGTGAAAGAAGAAATGCTATTTTATTAAGCGGTAAAAAAAGCAAACAAGATTATATCTTTGACCCAGAAACAAATAAAAGAAAAAATATTTTAAGCGGTATTGCTGGATATTTTGACAGATCTGCTCATTATGATTTTTGCAGAACAACTGCTTTTAACAAAAATAATTTAGATAAATTCGAAAAGGCAATGCCACTTATAAGAACTGTTGATAGAGGGTTTAAAGAATTAGTTCCTGATAGATACAAAAGGCAACTAGCAATGGCAAAAGGAACGCATCCTAATTATGTAATAAAAGATACAGCATTTACAACAATCACTGTAAACAAAGATTTTAGAACCGCTATTCATACTGACGATGGTGATTACAAATATGGTTTCGGTAACCTAGTTGCGTATTGTAAAGATATTGAACCCACTTATTTTGTTATGCCTAGATTTAAAGTAGCTATCGATTTAAGAAATTGCGATCTGCTTTTAGCAGACGTTCATCAATATCATGGAAACTCACCTATAATAAAAAAATCTGAAGATGCTGTAAGGCTTTCTTTTGTAATGTATTATAGGGAAAAAATGATCAGATGTATGAGCCCAAGTAAAGAATTAAAAAGAATACAAATGAATCAAAGGAGGGTATCAATGGAGCATGCAGGATTGATATGAATTATAAAATCGCTATCCCATCATACAAAAGAGAACAAACAATAAAAAATAAAACATTAAAACTTTTAGAATCATTTAAAATAGATCCTAAAAAAATTACTATTTTTGTTGCAGATTCTGATGAATTATATAAATATAAAAAATCATTAGAAAATACTCCGTATGAGGAAAATATTGTTCAAGGCGTTCTTACTATCGGTGAGCAAAGAAACTTTATTGAAGGGTATTATAATGAGGGTGAAAAGGTAATGATGTTTGATGACGACATTACTGGAATTAAAAAAAAGAAAGATCAAGATTTAATTGACATTTTAGATCTTGAAAAAGAAATTATTTTTCGTGGTTTTAATGAAGCTGAAAAATTAGGTTCAAAATGTTTCGGAATATATGCAGCTGCTAATGCTTATTTTATGAAAGATCGTGTCTACTCAAAACTTTGTTACATTATAGCATCTATGTTTGGTGTAATTATAGAAAAAAATAATTTTTTAAAAAGAGTTACGAATCATGGTGAAGATTACGAATACAGCATAAGACAATATATTCATAATGGAGTTTTATGCAGATTAGATAATTATACTGTCATAAGCAATTATTATAAAGAAGAAGGTGGATTGCAGGCTTTTAGAACTAAAGATTATGTAAGAGAATCTATTGAAAAAATACAAGATATGTTCCCAGAATATTGTAAAATGTATATAAGAAAGTCAACTGGATTTGCAGAGTTAAGGTTGAAAGATAATGCAGGCAATAAAAATCAAGAAACATTATTTTCATGATTGATTATAAAATAGCTATTCCAACTTACAAAAGAAGTGATCTGATTGAGGAATATTGTTTCAAACATCTAAAAGAATCCAATATTAATTTTTCTAAAATACATTTATTTATACAAAGCAAAAAAGATATGGATCTTTATCGCAAATATGAAAAAAAATATTCTTTAAAATTAATTTATTGTTCTACAAAAAATATAAATGAAACAAGAAATTTTATAAGAAATTATTTTAAAGAAAATGATTTTATTGTATCTATTGACGACACTTTTAATGGAATTAATAAATTGAATAATGATAAATTAGAAAAATTTATTGATATTGATGGCTTATGTAAAGATGCCTATAAACAAATGATCAAAAATAATACTAAATTATTTGGTATAAATATGGTGAGCAACCCTTTTTTTATGAAGGATAAAATAAGCACAAGAAATGGTGCAATATCAGCTAAATTTTATGGATACATAAACGATAAAGATAAATTTTTACAACCGATAGCTCCTACTGGATTGGTTGAGGATATAGAACTTGCAATTAGACATTATATAAAATTTGGAAAAATTGTTAGATATATGGGACATACTTTTAATAATGTTAAATATTTTGAAATTGAAGGAGGAATACAAGCAAGAATGTCAAAAGAAGAAAGAAGAAAACTTAATGATTTAGGAAATAAAGAATTATGTAAAATGTTTCCAGATTATGTAGTTTTGAAAAAAAATGGTTTTGGGCTTAGGCTCAAACAAAAATATATTAATAAAAATCAAAAAACATTATTTGATATGATATAAAAAAATAGCATGCCAGAACCAAGCCAACACCCCTGTCCGATGTGCGGAAAGTCGGATGAAGATGAGCAAGAATATTATATACAAGACAGAGCACAGAGAGCCATAGACAACCTTAAATTTTTAAATTTAGGTTTTACCCTTTCGCATATGATGACCGATCTTGAAAGGGCTGTATTTTTTCATAGACAAGTAAGAAAAGAAAAATTCAAAGACATCGCTTTAATGCTAAATAAATCTGAATCTACTGTTAAAATGGCGTGGAAACGCTGTAAATCACGTGGCGACAGAGTTTTAGCAGAATCATTATATTAAAAAGTTTACTTTTTCCCTTATATATGAGGGGCATTTATGCCTTACTCGTGAATTAAGTTATAAAATGAAGCACGAAAAAAGAAAAAATAATGCCTTTGCATGATGTAAAATGCTTGAATTGTGGCCACGTTCAGGAAATATTTTATTTACCAGGAGATAAACCAGACATAGTGAGATGTGATGCTTGTAATAGCAAAAGAACAAAATATGTAATGTCTGCTCCTGTTATAAATTTTGGTGGGGATATATGGGAGAGGCAAGTTGAACAAGAAGCAGCTGACAATAATTGGTAATGGCTTTCAAACCGCCTCAATCAGTTATTAATGCAGCCAAAAGATCTTTGGAATTAAGAAGATCGGTAGCACCGAGTAGAAGAGGTGGTACGGCAGTTGGGATAGCCAGAGCAAGACAACTTTCAGGCGGATCTTCTGTAAGTTTAGATACTATTAGGAGAATGGTATCTTTTTTTGCAAGACATGAAGTTGATAAAAAAGCAACTGGATTTCGGAGGGGCGAAAAGGGTTATCCAAGCAGGGGAAAAATAGCTTGGGAACTATGGGGAGGCGACTCAGGGAGAAGATGGGCAAACTCAATATGGAGACGTGAACGTGCCAAAAAAGAAAAGTAAAATTCCAAGCGTATATCTTAGAGGTGTAACAGGTTCTAAAAGAACAGAACTGAAAAAAGTTTTAAGACGCATTAGCAAATTATATAAATCTGGCAAACGTGTACCGCAATCACTTATAGAAAAAAGGATTAAACTTGGCAGTAAGAGCAAAAAAACTAAATAGTGCTACTATAAAAATTTTAAGAAACAAAGCTAATAAAGCAAAAAATTTTACCTACTCTGATCTTGTTGCTGTTTATAGGCGTGGACAAGGTGCTTATTTAAGCTCAGGATCTCGCCCAGGAGTTTCGATGGCAGCTTGGGCAATGGCAAGGGTAAATTCTTTTTTGAGGGGATCAAGAAAGCATGACACTGATATAAGAAGAAAAGCTATGAAAAGGAAAAAGAGATGATTTATTTAAAAAGTAAAGATGGAAATGTAATAGGGAAAATCAACCCTAGTAAAAAACAATTGGATGCGTATAAAAAAGATGGTTATGTTTTATGCGATAAAGATGGAAACGTCAAAAAGAAAATAATGAAGAAAGAAAAGTAATGGAAACTGTTAATGGCGTAGACATATCTGAATTAAAAGATGAAGACAAAGTTAATATGCGTATACATGCACCGCACCATTCTAAAAGACATCTGGAAGAAATGGTAAAAGATTTAAAGAGGGGCAGGAGTTTCGAACAATCTCATAACAAAGCACAAAGAAAGGTTGGAAAATAATGCCAAGCCATTACGGAAATAAAAAAAGCAAAATGAAGAAAAAGAAAAAGGTTGGAAAGAAAAAGATGGGAAAGAAAAGAAAATAATTGTTTGATCTTTGCCCTTTAAAAAATAATAAAATGTGTGCCTTTTGTGGATATGATGAAAAAAAAGAATTGCGTTGCGGTTTTGCTAGTCATCCAAACAAAATAATAGATTTAAAAAAATGCCCATTAATAAATGTTAGAAAACGAAGAAGATAGAGGAATTGTTTTGAGTTGTCAATTAGTTGGAATCAAAAATTTAAAATCGACTCATAATTGGCGAATAGAATTGGATGTATTTGAAATGGATTCACATAAAGTAAAACAATTAATAGATCTGATAGACAAGCCAGTTGTAACTGCGATAGTAGAAAATGAATAAACAATCGGAGAACAGACGTGCTGATGGTAAATTTGCAAAAGGCAATACATTGGGAAAGCGTTGGAAAAAAGGCGAAAGTGGCAACCCTAATGGAAGAAGGGGTGCTGCTAGGGATATATTGAATAAGATATTAGACACCGAAGTTGATGATGTAACAAAGCGTGAAAAATTAATGAATAGATTAGTGATGATGGCAAGTCATGGAAACTTAAACGCAATAAAAGAAGTGCTAGATCGAACCGAAGGCAAATCAACTGAGTATGTAGTTACTGAAGAAATAAAACCAATTAAAGTTTTACATTTTGATGACCCAATATTAGATGAAGAAGAAGGGGCATAGATGCCCCATATAAGTAGCTAAAGATAAAGAATAAGAATAAGAAAAAGAATAATGAATGAATCTAATTTTGACAAAAGAAAGAGAAGAAATTTTAAAGCATCCAGCGAGATTCAAAGTGATAACAGCAGGCAGAAGGTTCGGAAAGTCGGTGCTGGGATTGATGTTTCTTTTGAAGGGTTCGATGTCGCAGGGGCAAAATCGTTGGTATATCTCACCGACTTATCGACAAGGCAAACTAACAGTATGGCCAATGCTAAAATCAATTATGAGGACACAACCAGATTGGAAGATCAACGAAACAGAGCTGAGTTGTACTCGGTCAGGTGCATCGATTGCGATTAAGGGTTCAGATGCAGCAGACAATCTTAGAGGTGCCGAACTTCACCGATGCGTACTTGATGAATACGCTTATCAAAAACAAGGGGTGTTTGAAGAAGTGATCTATCCTATGCTAACAACTACTCAAGGCAAAGCATTATTAATAGGAACACCAGATGGTTTTAGTTCAAATAATTTTTATGACTATTTTATCAAAGGTCAAGGAAAAGATCCTCAATGGAAGTCTTGGCAATATAAAACAATCGATGGCGGTTTTGTAAAAGAATCTGAACTTGAATTAGCTAAAAGCAATTTAGATGAAAAGGCATACAGGTCAGAGTTTCTTGCTAGTTTTGAAACAGCTGCTAATCGTGCAGCTTGGGCTTTTGATCGTAATATCCATATAAAAGTAGCCGAAGAAAAAAGCTCATATTGGGCGATTGGCATAGACTTTAATGTTGATTATATGAGTGCTGTTTTAGCAAATATATATGGCGATGGCACTGTACATTATGTTGATGAGATCAGGCAACAGAATAGCTCAACCCAACTTATATGCGAAGAGATGAAAAAGAAATGGCCACAAGCAAAAGAAGTTTACCCTGATCCTGCAGGTTCTGCTAGATCTACAACAAGCCATAGATCTGATCATCAAATATTAAAAGAAAGCGGATATATTGTTTATTCTAGAAAAGGGCATCCCAGTCATAGGGATCGTTTAAATGCTTTAAATAGAAAGCTAAAAGATGCCAACGGTAGAATAAGAATGACAGTAGATCCTAATTGTAAATACTTAATAAAAGATTTAGAGCAAGTACAAAGAGACAGAAAAGGTGGGATCGACAAAAGCAATATCGAATTGACTCACGCATTGGATGCATGTAGTTATTTGATCGAATATAAATGGCCAATAGTTCAACGAATAGCAACCTCAATAAAATGGTAAATAATTATGATCGTTGAAAATAAAGATTTAATAAGAAGTTCATTAAAAGAATACTTATCAGATGTATCCAAAGAAAATGTAGAAGAGCGTTACAGATTCCTGTCTTATTACGAAGGAATGCAAAACGAAATGGAAAATGATTTGAGTAAATACTTTCCATTAAAAAATCTAGAAGTTCCATACATTACGCAATCTATTACATCCAAGTTAATTAACGCAAGGGCAATAGGATATAAAAACCCACCTGTAAGAACTAATGAAGATTACTTAGAAAGCGTTGTTGATTTGGATCAGACTATGATTACTGCTGAAAGGTTAACATACTTATTAGGTTCACACCTTTTAAGATCTAGATATAATGAACAAGAACAAAAGATTGAATATGACCAGATAATTGAGTTCGAACCTATATTTGAACCGAGATCTAGAATGCCTGTTGGGTATATTTATCCAATTTATAATCATGGTCAAACTAAAGATATGAAAGTAGTTTATGCATACTGGTCGAACGATGAGCACTTTTTAATAGATCAAAATGGTAATATCGAATCAGTAAACGAAGGCAACGTCAACCCATATGGAATACTGCCTTTTACAATATGCCATAGGCACCCTTATACAACTGATTTTATGCGTAATGGTGCTACCGATATTATAAACGCAAATTTAATGATAAACGTTTTAATGACCGAACTTGGATTGGCTATGCGATTACAAGCGTTAGGTCAACCAGTAATTTCAGGAATAGATAATGCGAACAAAGTTTCACTTGGTGTTGATAAACCTATGGTATTGCCTGAAGGGGCATCTTTCAGCTTTGTATCTCCTGGTGGTGATATTGATCAATATATTAATGCCATACGCTTTTATGTTGACTCAGTTGCTTATAATAACAATCTCAAGGTTAAATGGTCAGTAGGTCGTGAATCTTTTATAAGTGGCGAAGCATTGAAAATGGCTGAGATAGATTTAACAGAAGCAGTTATGGGCGATTATCAAATGATTTGGCGTGGCGTTGAACAAAGAAGGTTTAATGTCGATCGCAGAATTTTAGAAGTACATAACAAAAGAATTAGCGATGAATATTCAGTTGATTTTAGTGAACCTAGATTCCCATTAACAGCAGACGAAGAAAGAAAACAATGGGATTGGGAATGGGCAAATGGATTGAGCCAACCTAAAGATTGGATTAAAAAATATAATCCAGATATGACTGAAGAAGAAGTAGAAGAAATGATGGAAGAAATGAAACCAGAACAACCAGAGCAACCGCAACAAAGCGGTTTATTAGCTCAAGCATTAGGTAGTTAATGTCCGTAGATAAACTAAAACAAGATTATTTACTATTGGCGGAAAAGCTGACCGATGAGGTTTTACAATTATTACAAGCAGGTCAAGATAAAGAATCTATTATACAATTATTAGCAGATACAAATCTAAAACAAGTAATATTAAGTGATGCTGATTTTAGTAAGTCTTTTAATAATTTAGAAGATCTATATGTAAAAACTTTACAAGATATGGATCAGTTTGCTGATATTTCTCAGGATACCCTTTTGGCTTTGACAAGAACTAATCAAAGTTTATTTATGGGTAAACTAGCAAACGATGTTTCTGACAGCATAAGATCTAATTTATTGCGTGGGGTAGTTGTAGGATTAAGCAAGGGTGATATTATAAGGGGCATATCAGCCGATCTACGACCAGATCAAATCGAAACCTTAGTAACTACCGCCCTTAATAATTATTCAGCCTCAATCAACGCTATTATGTCAGATCGTTTACCAGATAGAACTTTGTATGTATATCGTGGTCCAATAGATTCTAAAACAAGAGACATATGTTTGGAGTTTGCGGCACGTGGACCAATGACCAAAAAAGAAATAGAATCAGTAATGACTGGTGGCTTTTTGGATCGTGGCGGTTTTAATTGCAGACATCAATGGACACCGCAAGTTCGTGAAACAGCTTTCTTTTTTCCTGAAAGGGCAAGAGAATTAGCAGAAGGAAAGGGCATATCCATTGGGTAAAACTTTAGCAGAAATGTTTGATGAACTTACCACAAAGCAACGCATGATTTCTTTAGGTAATGAAATGATAAATAGAATAATAAAAAGATCTCAAAACGGATTTGATGTATTTAATAAAAAATTTAAACCTTACTCAACCAAACCGAAAAAACCATATTTTTTTAAAAAGAAATTTGGAGATAAAAAGAAAACAGTGTATGTTAAATCTTATTTCGAAAGAAAAAGGGATGGTCAAATAAAAAGACAAGCATCACAATTTAAACCAAGCTCACCTAGTAATGTAAACCTAACATTAACAGGTGATATGTTTAATAGTTTCAAAGTAAAGAAAGCTACGAATAAAAATGTTAGAATTGGGTTCACCCCTTCGGAATCTAAAAAAGCGTTTGGAAATGAAGAAATGGGCAGGGTCATATCGTCAGTTAAAAAACCAGTATCAACTGATGATGAAAAATTTATTACTGGGTTTTATGATAAGATAATGGTGAAGGCTATGAAAGAAGCCAGTGGTAAAACTGAAATAATAATAGGATAACTCACAAAAGAGGAAACAAATGTCAGAAATGGAAGTCAATACTCAAGACGTAAAAGCAGAGGAAGTCCAAAGTCAGGACGTAAAAACAGACTCCGTAAACAGCAACGAAAAAGCTGAAGATTATAGTGTGCCAGCAAGTCGATTTAGGGAACTCAATCAAAGCAAAAAGAATCTTGAATCTGAACTTATGCAACTGAAATCTCAAATTAAAGAAAGAGAAACTCAGGAAGCAGAAGAAAAAGAAGATTGGAGAAACTTGTATGAAGAAACTAAAGCTGAAAGAGATCGTTTTAAAAATGATGCTGAAAAGTTTCAATCGATTGAATCAGCTAGAAAAGAAAGGCTTTTGGAATCTTTTCCTGAGAATCTTAGAGACAAAATGTCTGCTTTAGATTCCGACACGTTGGAACAAATGAAAAGTGAATTTAATAATAAAGTGCCTCAAGTAGATAATAGCGGGGGCGGTGTTTCTGGAGGAAAAGTTCCAAGTTGGAAAGATATGAATCCGAAAGATCGCAGAAAAAACTTTGCTGATATTATGAGGTTTAAAAAATAAAGGAATAAAAAATGGCTGAAGTGACAACCACTACTGCTGCAGTATTCATTCCTGAAATTTGGCAAGAAGCAATTCTTGACTATGCAGAAAGACAATTCAGACTTCGAAATCAAGTAACTGAAGTTTCTGATGTAGGTGCTGGAGATGTTTTACACATCCCTAGAGTTACTGAAGAAACTGCGGCAACTTTGAGTTCTGGTTCTGCTGTAACTTTCGGTGCGAATACTGATGGCGAAATACAACTATCAATGGACAAACATATCGTAGAAGGTAAAAGAATCGGCGATCTGGTAAGGGTTCAAAGCTCTTATGACTTGTTCAACTTATATACCAGATCAATGGGGTATGCCGTTGCAAAAAAAATAGAATCTGAGATTGCTTCTTTAATGCAAACTGCTTCTGGAAATGATGTTTCACTTTCAACTGATAATACTTTTACAACCGCTTTGGTAAGAAGTGGATTACAAAAGTTGTTAGATCTAAATGTTGATTATACTATGGGTGATACATTCTTCTACACATCTCCTGCTGGTTTTATGAGCTTGGCATCATTAGGTGAATTTTCTGACTACGAAAAGCGTGGGCCAGAAACTGGCGGTGAAGGACCAAACATTACTGGTATGATCAAAAAGATCTACGGAATGGAAGTATATGCGTCCACCGATTGGGATGATGATGGTGGCTCTGGCGATGAAACTGCTACTATATTCACAAGGGATTCAATCCTTTATGCAGAGCAGTTCCCATTAAGAGTGCAACAAAGTTACAATTTAGAATATCTAGCTACAGAGCTTGTTGTCGATCAACTTGTTGGAGTTGCTTTACACCAAGCAGCCAATGCAGCTGATTGTCAGATTGTTAACTTTAATAATCCGTAATAGATGAATCAAGGGGGAGTCTTTTTGGCTCCCCCACTTTAAAAGGGAAAAAGAAATGGCAACCGATTTAACAAATGTAGCTGTATCAACTGGATATACTCAGCTACTACATATTGATGGGGGGATAGGGAGTTCTGTAAACAGAGTTCATGATGGTGATGGAACTGGATCGCCATTGGAAATATCATCGACAGTTGTACAAATAAAAGATGGATCTTTTGATTTTGATGTTGCCTCTCATGATGGAACAAACGGATTAAAACTTGGAGGAACATTAGTAACAACAAGTGCAGCTGAATTAAATTTATTAGATGGAATTACTGCTGGAACAGTAAGTGCTTCTAAATTTTTACTTGTTGATTCAAATAAAGATTTAACAGGGTTACGCAACCTAACTGCTACAGGAACGATTACTGCAGCAAACTTTACTGGAACTGGTAATACTCAGATTGGTGATGCGGCAACTGATACAGTGGCAATGAATGCTACTATAACTACTGATTTAATTTTCGAAGGCTCGTCAGATGACGCAAATGAATTAACCTTAACTCCTGGAAACCCAGCATCTGATATTACCATAACTTTACCAAGTGCTACTGATACTTTAGTTGGCAGAGCAACTTCAGATACTTTAACAAATAAAAGCATTAACGCTGATAATAATACTTTATCGAACATAGAAGTGGATAATCTAAAATCAGGCGTTTTAGATACCGATATGAGCTCAGTAAGTAGCTCTGATGATACAATCGCAAGTGCTAAAGCGTTAAAAACTTACATAGATGCACAAGATGCTAATATTGCTTCTGATACTTTAACTTTTACAAATAAAACTTTTGACGTTGAAGCAACTGGAAATAGCATTTCTAATATTGATGTAGCAGATTTAAAGTCTGGTGTTTTAGATACAGATATTTCAAGCGTATCAGGATCAGATGATACATTAGCCAGTGCGAAAGCAATTAAGACTTATGTGGATGCCCAAGTTACTGCTCAAGATTTAGATGCGACAACTGACTCAGGTACAATAGCAATAGATCTAGATTCAGAAACTTTAACTATTGCAGGTGGGGAGGGCATAGACACTTCTGCGACTTCTAACACTATAACGATTGCAGGTGAAGATGCTTCTGACTCTAATAAAGGAATCGCATCTTTTAGTTCTGATAACTTTGACGTAAGCTCTGGTGCGGTAACGATAAAAGATAATGGTGTAATTTTAGCCACCGAAACAACTGGAGACTTTGTAAACTCCATTACTGCTGGCACTGGAATAACTTCTTCAGGGGCAACTAGCGGTGAAAATATTTCTCATACATTAAGCATAGACGCAAGTCAAACTCAAATAACTGCAGTTGGAGCTTTGGATGCAGGATCTATTACTGGTAATTTTGGAAACATTGATAATGGATCTAGTACTGCAAATTTTGGTGCGACTACTGTTGATTCATTAAGTGTATCTGATGGAAACATAACTAATGTTGGTGATATAGCTTTAGATTCTATAAGTTCAGATGGGTCTACTATAAATGTAGCAATCGGTGATAATACTTCAGATGTATTTACTATTAAGCAGGGTTCAGATAAATATTTTGCTATTGCTACTTCAGACTCTGCTGAAAATATAGCGATTGGAACTGGCGTAAGTGGAACTGCTATTTCTATTGGACACTCTACTTCGGTTACCACTATAAACGATAATTTAATAGTTACAGGAGATCTTACTGTAAATGGGGCAACAACCACTATCGCCACTACAAATACAGTGGTTTCAGATAGTCTTATGGAACTTGCTAATGGAACTTCAGGAACTCCAAGCAATGATGCTGGAATTGTTATCGAAAGAGGTAGTGCCAATAACGCTTTTATAGGATTTGATGAATCAGATGATAAATTTATAGTTGGAACAGGAACATTTACTGGAGCATCTACTGGCTCACTTTCGATTACCACAGGAACTTTAAAAGCAAATATAGAAGGTAATCTAGATGTATCAAGCTCAACGTTAACTACTTCTGCAGCTCAAAATCTTGCTATAATGCAAGGGGCTGCTGCTAATGTAGATATTGGTGCTTTTGAAATGAGAGCTCAAACTTTTGAGTCAGATGTAGCTACTGGAACTGCCCCTATGGTAGTTGCTTCTACAACTAAAGTGGCAAATTTAAATGCCGATCTTTTAGACGACCAAACAGGTAGTTATTATTTAGACTTTGGAAACTTCGTAATTGATGACGATGAAATACCAATAGCAAAACTTGCTCAAGACTCTATAACGATCGCTGGAAGCTCTGTTGGTTTAGGTGGATCAATAACTGCCGATACTATTGCTGGACAAATATCAGCTGATACCATAAGCGGTAATCAGATCAATGGCGGTACGATTGGATCAATTACGATCTCGCAACTTGCTGATAATTTAAGTTTGGGGAATAACAATATTACAGCAGTTGGTTCGATAGCATTAGATAGTATAGAATCTGCATCAACTGGCAATGGTTTCGATCTTACTTTATTAAATAATAAAGCAGATGCCTTAGAAATAAAAGAAGGCTCAAATGCCTACATGACTTTCATAACTACAACTGGTTCTGAAGAGATACAGATTGATAAAGCATTAGATATAAATGCAGTTTCTGACTTCGGCTCAAATGCAATGACCAATGTAAACATAGATTCTGGTGCGATTGACGGAACTAACATTGGTGCAAACTCTGCTGGAACTGGTGCATTTACTACACTTACTACAAACGATAATGTAACAGTTACAAAAACTGCTGACAATACTTCAGCTACGTTAAAAGTACAAGGAGATTTTAATAATCAAACTATTCAAGGTGCATCTGGAAATGCTGGTGGGCTTATAGTATTGCGTAATACTGATTCGCAAGATGGTAATTTTAGTGCAGTTAATTTCCAAGATGCAAACGAAAATACACTATCTGGAATACTTGGTATAAATAAAAGTCATATAAATAATCAAGGCGAATTAGTATTTTTCGTTAGAGGTGGTATTCATACTGATGGCGATGAAGCTATGAGAATAGACCATAATGGAAATGTCGGTATTGGAACCAACGGACCCTCAAATCCTCTTCATATAGCTGGAAGTGATAGTGGCATCAATATTCAATTAGCAAGTGGTACAAGAGGGCAATTAAATTTTTTAAGTTCTTCTGGTGCTTTAGAGGGTAGAATATCTTCAAATGGTAATGGCGATTTAAGGATTGGTGGTGGTTCATCTGCTAATGATGATATAATTATTGATAACGATGGACTTGTATCATTTTTTGGCAATATTGAACTAAATGGTAGTGGCACAAGACAAATAAGATTTGATGATGGAGGGCAATCAGAGGGTGCTATTGCATTTGATGACCCAACTAATGGTTTTACTTTTAAAGTTGGCGGTTCAAGTGGAACTGCTAAAAAAGATGCTTTAAAAATCCTTAGCTCTGGAGAAGTTCAAGTTCAAGACCCATCTGGCGCCAATTTAAGACTTGTTAGAAATGATACAACAACCACAAGTGGAGAAACACTTGGAAGATTACTTTTTAGCTCAACAGATGGTGGAGTTGATACAGCAGATGCCTCAGCAGTTATTGAAGCAATTGCAACAGAAAATTTTGGAACTGGCAATAAAGGTGCAAAATTAATATTTTCTACAAAACCAGATTCTGATGATGTTGACCATAATGACCATACCAGAATGACTATTTTCCAAGATGGAGATGTTTTAATAGGTGAGGGAACAAGCGTACCTGGTTTTACTCCAAGTTTAACTGTTATGGGTAGCCAACCCTCTCTTGGTCTAAGAGGTCAAGATGGTAATAGTGGAATCTTTTATAATACAATTTTGAATACCTCTGGTGCTGGTGAAGTAAAAAGTTTTTATTCAAGCCCTATTTATTGGGCAACAGCATCTAATGATGGTGGTACAAGTGAATCAACTAAAATGTCTTTAGATACAAGTGGAAATCTTACTACTACTGGTAATATTGAACATGATGGCAAAATAACAACAGACATAACCACAAATGGTACTGGGCATGATTTTAGACTTCATGCAGATAATGGTTTTGTTAATAGTATACATAATGAATTTGATGGCGGTACTCCCCTTACTTTTATGGATTTTAGAATTGCAACTGGGGCTGGTACACAAAAAGAAGTAATGCGATTAAATGAAACTGGTACTGTTCTTGTTGGAGGAACTTTGCCAGAAGATGTTGGAACTGGAAATGGTATTGTTATCCAAAAAGCATCTGGTCAAAATCAAATGGCGTTTGAAATTCTTGATGATGATTCTACTGCTGATTCAAATAATGTTTTGATGGCTTTAAGGTTTGACATAGATAATAACTGTGATGGTGCTGCTTTTATTGAGTTTCAAGATAGTGGTGGTGTTATTGGTTCAGTTAAATGTAATGGTTCTGGTAGTGTTGCATATAACACCACTTCTGATGAAAGATTAAAGGAAAACATTGCTGATGTTGGTGATGATTATTTAGAATTAATAAATGATATAAAAATAAGAAGTTTTGACTGGAAAGACAGACCAAACTTAAAAAGCAAAGTTGGTGTAATTGCACAAGAACTTGAAAAAGTTATTCCTAACGCAGTTACCAAAGGTGAAGATGATGTAAGTAAATTACCCTATCAAGTATCTTATTCAACACTTGTACCTTATTTGATAAAAGCAGTTCAAGAGCTATCATCAAAAGTAGAAGAGCTTGAAAAAACTTGCAAAGATTGTTGTTAGTATGAATGAAGAGATTAAAAAATTTACTTACAGATTTGATAGCTTTTTTAATGGTATGCTTATTACTGCTCTGCTTGTTTGTGTATTCGCTTGGGCTTGTGATGAATATTACTTTGGTAAAAGCGAGGAAGAGATTTCAGAAGAGATAATGCGTTCTGCGTTTCAAGCAGATTCATTATTAGGTGAAATAAAAATGCTGCTTGGAGATAGCAGCTTGGTTAATAAATAAAAGGAGTCAATAATGGCAAAAGAAAAACAAAAAGAACAAAAGCCCATTTTGAATCTTGATGGCGAAGAGCATGAAATAGATTCAATGAGTGATGAACAGAAAGTTATGATCAATCATATAGCTGATTTAGATCGTAAAATAAATACAACTCAATTCAATCTTCAACAATTGCAGTTTGGAAAATCAGCTTTTGTTAATGCTCTCAAAGAATCTTTAACAAAGGAAGAAGAGAAATAAATTGGGAATAGACAATTTTACCGAGATTGGTTTCGCAGGTCTTGCCGCAGGTATTTTGTGGATGACTTTTCGTTGGATGACAATGGAATTAAATAAGAAGATCGATGATTTGCAAAATATAATTATAAAATTAATCGATGCTAAAAATGTAATGGTTGATAAGTTTCAAGAGCTAAATGACGAAGTTACTGATCAATTAAATTACATTGAAGCCAAACTCGGTAATGGTCGTGGATCAAAACAAAGGCGTAGGTCAGGAAAATAAAAGGAGTAAAAAATGGGTAAAGAAATAGCAAACTGGATGGCAGTAAAAGAGAATAGAAACATGTTGAGAGATGCTCTCAATCGTGAAGTAAACATTCCTATCATAGATGAAAACTTGGAAGAAAAAGTTTTTGGAACTATGTTGGATGTAATAGCTAAAGTAATGGAAGCAGCTTTCTCAGATGATAAATAAAAAGCAAATAAAAGAGATAATCGATGAAACTCTTTTTGCTATGGGTGATAGATTTTTTAGTAGACATGCCTCAGATCTAGTATTTGAAACTGGTTTAGTAGAATCCAGATATGAATATTTGAGGCAATTAGGCGATGGACCAGCACAAAGTTTTTGGCAAATTGAACCTGCTACGGCAGTTGATAATGTTAAAAATTATTTAAGCTATCGCAATTTAGATACTATTAAAATTGCAGAAGCAACTCATGTACATATAGATGTATGGCAAAGCGAAAATGAAAGAACTTGGGAAGAGGTTTTGCGTTATAATATTGCATCTGCTATCGCTCACTGCCGTATCAAATACTGGAGAGTGCCTGAAAAATTACCAACTAATCTAGAAGAAAGAGCCAAATATTGGAAAAAATTCTATAATAGTGGAAAAGGCAAAGGCACTGAATCACATTACATAGAAATTGTTGAGGCTTATGATAAATAAAACCGCTATAGTAATTCCAGATCAACATTTTCCGATACACGATCAAAGTGCAGTTAATTGTGCATTAAAGATCTTAGAAAGGGCAAAGCCAGATATTTTTATAAATCTTGGCGATGTCGGAGAATGGGAATCTGTTTCAGCATGGCGGTGGCGTGATAAAAAATGCCCTCCTTTAGAATATCAACTGCCTATTATAGATGAAGAAATAAAAGCTGTTAATGCAGGCATAGATCAGTTTGATAAAATTTTAGATAAAATAGGAGTAAAGGAAAGACATATTTGTGAGGGCAATCACGATTACTGGCTTAATAATTTTGTAGAAAAATATCCATATCTTAAAGATTATAAATTTATTCACGCTTGTAAATGGAAAGAAAGGGGATACAAGTTTCATTCTATGAATAAGCCTTTAAGAATTGGAAAATTAACTTTTATTCATGGTGCTTATGTAACGATGAACCATGCTAAAAAACATGCGGAGGTTTATGGAAATCTTGTTTATGGTCATACTCACGATGTCACTTCTGCAGCAATTGGAAGATTAGATGGCACAGTGAAGGCTTGGAGTCTGGGCAATCTCAAAGATATGTCCAGAGAAAAAAACGAATGGTTAAAAGGAAAAATGCACAACTGGCAACACGCAGTAGGGCATATTACTTGGTTTAAGGACGGAAACTTCAGAGTTGAAGTCATAGATATAGTAAAAGGAAAAACAGTGTTCAGGGGGGAGTTAATAGATGGAAGATAATTACATTGATAATTTAAATAAATTAAGGGAACTGGCAGAAAGCGTTCATTCTTTAGATCTTATGGATCCTTCTAGTCACGCCCTTTTAAAAATAACCGAAATAATTCAAAGGTGTAAAATGATCCCAGAAATAGAAATGATTGATCATAACCCCTTTACATACTTAGAGGAAGCTGAAGCATGAGCACTTATTTAGAAGCATTATGCACACATGAAGATATGCAAGCAATCTTGCCATCTTTAGGCGAATATAACAGAAACACTGTATTAACTACTTGGGCAATACACTCTGGAAGTGTTTATAAATCTGCAAGCTCAGGTAGGGTAGACGTTTTATACAGAGATGGAAATGAATTAACCAGCGTTGCTGATTTAGCATCAGTAGATTCTGATGGTGAATATTTTTATGATAGCTCAGCTGATGTTGTTTATTTATTTTCAAACGCATCGCCTCAAACGAATCATACGATTGAGGCTGGAAAAGATTTTACTGACACTGTAAACGAAGCAAGAAACAGAGCATCTGAAATTTGCAGAAGTATAGTGGCAAAACCTATTTATAAAAAAATTGGTGTAGGCTATCAAGGAGAAACAACCAGAAACTATGATGAGGTTATAATTCTCAGTACAGCAGCGATAGCAGTTGCATTAATGATAAGACCTTTTGATGTCGAATTGGCAAATGAGATCGAAGAAAGATACAACAACGAAGAAGATCCAAAAGGCATGTTGCAGCTCGTAAGGGATGGATTTATAAAGCTACACCACGAATTCTCAGCAGATCGTGCTCAGGGTTTGATCACCCCTGTAAATATAAATGGAAGTACAACTGGAAGCGTAGTTGATATTCAAGGTGAACCAAATAATACAGATATTGTAAGAATAGAAATAACTACAGGCGGAACGCTTTCTTATGGAACTGCCTCATCTATCGTTTACAAAGTTTTAGCAGGTAATGATGACGGATTACAAACCCAAGAAGTTGTAACTGGCGAAACACTTACAGGGGGTTATGATACATTAGCATATGGCACTAAATTTAAGGCAACACAAGGCGTTTACACCGCAGGTGATTATTGGTTCGTTGATATGGTTTCAGGGATACCAGAGACGCAAAATCCAATTAGAACTTCTAAGGCAGTGAGATATTAATGGCGATAGTATTTAAACCGAATCATAAAAGAGTCATAGATGCTTTAACAGATATTATGCAAACTGAATATGCTGGTACACCAATACTTTTTGAAAATCCTGAAAATTTCAGAAGCAGATCGCCACAATTTTTTAGTTTGATTCCAGGAGATGCTACGCTTTTACAAAACTACTCTGGCGGTTCTTTGAGGGAATATCAAGTTGCTATCCGTTATTATTTGCGAAAGCCAAGATTAATAAATTACAGAACAAGCATTTTTGATTATATGAGCGACAGGGGTGAAAGGCTTACAAGATTAATAAATAATAATACTAAATATGAAGATGAGAATAACAGCTTTGCTGAATTAGACTTACCTTTTGGAACTTTGGCTGATGTATTCAGTAGCATTGTAACCTATCGCTGGCATAATGGGAGAATAGAAAGTATTGATTATTCACCTTCAAGAAGTGATTCTGAAAACAAAAGAGATCTTCAAATATTTGAGGCAAATTTTATATGTAATGTAATGGAGTTAACATGATAAAAGTAAAGATTGGACCACTTTTCAAAAGGATTTCCAAAGCTATGGATTATCATAGATTGGGAAAAGAAAACTGGGAAAAATTAAAAAAAGGCGAATCAGTAGAACTTGAACCACTAAAAGAATTGGTTGACAAAGGCTACTTGATTGAAGAAAAAAAACAAGAAAAGAAAGGGGATAAATAATGGCAATATCAGGTCAAGTTTATTCTGGTAAAAAATACCAAGTCTTGTTAGGTAGGCAAACAGATGCAAGTTCAGCAGTTAATATGGGAACCGCAGGATCAACGGATGCTGAGTTTGTTGAACTTGATATGGCAACTGTAACTGATATTGATTTTGCTGGCGGATTAGTTACTGATAGAACCCTACGAACTGGACAACAAGTCAAAAAAGGAACTGATCACTATGTAAGTGAAAAAGGTTCGACAAAGTCATTTAATTTTGAATGGGTTTGTTCCCACAAAGAAGGCATTGCGATATTATTAGAATTAATATCAGAAGATACCTCAAGCCCATACGCTATAGCTGGAAACCATGAGCCTGCAGTTTATAAGCATGGAGCATCAACTGGTGCCCTAGCAACTGTAATTCTAAAAAATCTAGATTCTAATGCAGCTGCTACGCAGTTTAGGACTATGCACTCTGCAGCATTAACTAATTTAAGTTTCAGTATGGATTCAACCGCTAATGGCGGTAGACTAATTGCCACTGGAACATTTGTAAGTGGCTATCTAGTTTCAACTGCATCTTCATCGGTTACTAATGGCGGAAATCAAACGCCTTTTGTAAAGACTATTTATGATTGTACTACTAAAACTATAAATGGAGCAGATGTAGTCGTAAAAGCATTTAACATGGACATAAGTTACCCTATGCAAAGAGTCGGCTATCAGGGAAGCGATGGAGAGCCTGAGATGTATTCTAGGGCTGGTGAGATAACTTGTTCTGGTGGAATCACTGTTTTATACGATACTAATTCAGATGCCTTTTTGGCAGAAATGTTAAGCAATCCTGCGGCAGGATCTGCTACTGGCGAAACACCAATTATTCTTTCTGATAATGCAACAGTTGGAAGTGGCAACTTTGCTTTCGAAGTTTTACAAGCGGTTTTGACTGGTCATAATCTTTCTATTGAAGGTGCTGAAGAAGGCATGATGGTTGAGCTTAGTTATGAGGGAACTGCGATTGGTGCTGAAAATCTATTTAGAGTAGATATAGATTAATTAAAAAGGAGTTGAGAAATGGAAATAAAAGCTCTTGGAAAAAAATACGAAATAAAAGAAATAACATACAAAGAGCGTAGAGAATTACACCGAATAAATGCGAAAGCGTTTTGGGATGGAAAAATTAACCCTGATAACTATTACGATGTTTTAGAAAAGGTAGCTGAAATATCTGGATTAGGTGAACAAAATTTTAAAGGTTTGTCTATGATAGAAGTGGATCAAGTTTTGCAAGCTGTCTTTAATGAATACATGGGTTTGGAAAAAAAAGAAAATGGGGATTGAGTTTTTTTGTTTGGTATAGCTACTATAAAATGGAACCGATTGAACAATTTAAACACTTTCCATATAAAGCACAATCCCCCATTACACTCGATTACATTCAATTCAGGAATGAGGCAGACGTTTGGACAGAAGTTGAAAAGATTGCAGAACTTGCTAAAACTTCAAAAAAGAGAACTATTGGCCACATATTGTTCGATCTTGTGCCATTGTTTGCCTCTCCTGATATATTTTCAAAACACTGGATGGTGGATATAATGAACGAATTTCATTGGATAAAAGAATGGAATATTTCTCCTGGAAATTTAGATGACATTTCTGCCTTTCGTTTGGATTGTTGGACTTTGATAGAAAACGAATTAAATCAGATAAATAAAAAAGAAAGTAAAAATGGCAAGTAGAGTATTTGACATTATATTTCGTGCAAGAGGTGCAGGAAAAGCTAAAAGGGATGCTGAGGATCTTGATAAAAGTTTTGATAAATTAGCAGAATCTGCTAAAGCTGCAGCACTAGGTTTTGTTTCATTTCAAACTGCACAAAGGGGCATTGAGATGGCAAGGCTTGCGGCACAAACTGAAACAGTGCGTAGAACTTTTGGCAACTTAGCTAAAGAGCCAGATAAAATGTTGCAATCTATGAAGAAAGCAACTGCTGGAACTATTGCTGAAATGGAACTAATGCAAAAATTTAATGAAGCATCTTTATTAGGTTTGCCTTTAGATCGTTTCGATGAAATGTTGGAAATAGCCAGAGGTGCAGCCCAAGCCACTGGGCAATCTATGGACTTTATGTTAAATAGTATCGTAGTTGCGTTAGGTAGGCAATCTAAATTAATGCTTGACAACTTGGGTATTATGATCGATACAAAAGCAGCCAATGAAGAGTTTGCTGTTTCCATAGGCAAAACAGCAGATAAATTAACCGATCAAGAAAAAAAGCAAGCATTTGTAAATAAAGCATTATCCATTGGTAATGAAAACCTAGCTAGAATGGGCGGAGTTACAGAATCAAGCATTGATAGTTTTGCATCTTTAACCGCTACATTTGAAGATCTTCAAGTGTCTATCGGTAAAGAACTGCTTCCAGTCGTAATTCCTTTACTAAAAAACTTTAACGATTTTTTAAGGGTGTTAGATCCGCAAAGGGTTTTAACATATGGTGCAGCTATTACAACTGTTGCTGGTGCATTCGGAATATATAAAACTGCAGTAATATTAGCTGCAGGTGCAACCAAATCTTTTCGTGCAGCTTTAATTAAATCAGGTTTCGGCATAGCTGTTGTTGGTCTTGGTGAATTAGTAAACGCTTTAATGAATCACAATGAAGCGGTAAAAGAAAACGAAAGAAGTCAAAAGTCATTAACCGATAAACTGCAAAATAAATTAGCGAAAGAATATGAACAACTGGAAGTTTTACAACAACAACTTATAGAAGAAGAAAAGAAAAATAAAACATTTTTTAACCAAGAAGAAAATATTCAAAAGCTAATTAACCAACAACAACAAAAGATTGATTTGACCATAAGAGATCTGCAAGCAGAGGGTTTAAGAATATCTAAATTAAACGAAGAAAATGAAGCCATAGCAAACCTTACAAGCACTATGGAAGCAATGCCAGATGTAAGTATTTTTAGTGAAGAAGATGTCGAAGCAATTGATGGAATCGTTGTTGCTACAGATGAAGCAGCAAAATCTATGCAAAAAATGGCAGAAGATCAAACTGCCCTAGCAAATAAACAAATAGAATCACAAAAACAACAAAGGCAATCTTTACAAGAAACTGCCAAAGCTGCAGCATTAAATGCTAATAGTGCAGAAGATGCTATGGAAAGGGTGGTGCGTGCAGCATTTATGGAGGCTTTAGCAAAGCAAATATCCAAGATTATTACAAAAGTTCCATTTCCTTTTAACTTGGCAGTTGCAGCTGGTGCAGGCGGTGCTTTATCTGGGTTGTTTGATCAAGGTATGGCTCAAGTAAAAAAATTAAAATTTGCTCAATATGGAATGGATGAAATGGTTTCTCAACCAACTTTAATAGTTGCAGGTGAAGCTGGACCAGAGCGTGTTAATATTACCCCTGCTACAAGACCATCATCTGAGCAAGGTTCTGGCGGTATGACGATAAATTTTAATGGACCAGTTACCAATCGTGAGTTTGTACGTGATACGATAATTCCAGAAATAGATCGTGTTCAAAAACTAGGATTAGCATAATGGCATTAAGTCAAGGTACATGGTCACCTACTTCAGGTATGCGAGAAAACTGGTTGGTGCAAGTTTACAAAACAGATGAATCTGCTTTTCAAGCGTATTCTTTCTTTGATCAAACTATAAATTCAATCGCATATAATGGAATAATTTTAAACAATCCGACGATACGTGAAAGCATAGATTTGTTTAATTCAAGATCTAGAATTTCTAATTTATCAATTACTTTGGATAATTCAGGAAACGAAGCAGAAACACTTTTATTTGGATCAAATTATTATCTAAATGGCGATGTAAAAATATTTTCTAATTTACAATCAGGAACCAT